CAGCGGCTTTTCTTTCAACTCTTATTCAAGGCACTGGACAGGCTAAAGATTACAAGATGGCTACTGGCTACCTTGATGCAATGACTCAGGCTAATCAAGAATATAAGGGAGCGTACAATGGCTGATCAAGGTCCAATTGACGTAAATGCTCTTATTGCTCAAATTGAAGCAGAGGGTGCATCTAAATCAGATAGTTCAAAACCAGATCCAAAAGTAAATTTACCTGCTGGATTGCATCTTGATACTACTGGTAGATATCTCAATATCTTTGGTCTTGATAATCGCATTCCATCTGGTTTTGTTACTTATGTATATGATGCTAAAAATAATTTTGTTGGTGCAGTTAGTCATGGTAAATATACACCATTAAAAGAAGATTCTCAAGCACCTACTCAATCAATACCATCAAAACCATCAAAATCACAAAATCAAAAAACAGAACCAGATCAAGGCAAAATTGTAAGTTTTAAATATGCTCAAGCATTACAACCTACTGCCGAGCAAGAATATCAAGATATGATGGTTCAAGCAGATATTATTAAACGTGGTAATGCTTCTCCTGAGCAAAAATCAGATTTTGAAAGAATTGCAAAACAATATCAATCAACAATTTCTGTTATTAAAAGTTCTTATGAAAAATCAGGTGCTGTTCAGGGCGGCAATATAAATCTTGATACTACTGGAAAGCTTGTTCAAGGTACTACTTACGTAGATCCTTCTAAGCCAAACGCACCTGCTCAAACAATTACTCCAACTGGAACTACAGCCGTAGCACCAAGTACATTAAAATACGGACCAAATGGTGAAAGTTTAGTTCCTGGAACCGCTGCATATAATGCTGGCTCAACCACAAAACCAGTACCTGGAGTTTTTCAAAATCCAGCAACAGCAGTTCCAGCAGCAACGGCTGCCGCTGCAAAAACTGGAAAAAATGCTTTGCCTACTAGCGCTTTAGATGCTAATGGTAATTTAGTTTCAGGTAAATTTACAACTAAAAATGGTGTGCTTACTCAAAATGGTCAACCATTTACTGGTCAATATAATAATCAATATTATGCTGCTGGCAAGATTGAAACTTCAGAACAGGTTAAGCAAGACTTTATGGACAAGTATGCGGTGCAAGCCGCGTTCCTTGCCTCTGTTCCAGAGTTTGCTCAAAAAGGTGGACTGCTAGATCAAGCTATTGCTGGTAACTGGTCTGCTTCTAAATGGAAGCAAGCCTATCAATCTAGCCAATGGTTCCAAACCAACGGCGCTACATATGCAACAGAAGAGCAAGATCGTTTAACTGCCCCTGGCACATATGCTGCAAACTATAACAATCTTTTAGATCAAATGGCTCTTACCGCTAAGGCAGAGGGCATTGATATTAGTGGTTTTGGTGGTCACATCACTGCTGACCAAGCCAAGGCAATGGATCCAAATTCAAATCCAGTTGCAAAACTGCTTCAAAATTATTACACATCTGCTGTTCCATCAAATGTACTTACAACATATCTTGCTAAAAATGGTCAGATTGCAATGGCCAATGGATCAGCACAAGGCACTCTTGCAACAACCGCAACATCACTGCGTAACTATGCTTCCCAGATGGGTGTTGCTTCTCAATTTCTTTCACCAACTTGGTCAAATGCTGCTGGTCAGCAAGTCGCAGGTTCAGATTACTTTACTAGCGCAGCCCTTGCTGCTGAACAAGGTTTAACAACAGCAGACTCTGTTCAAGCAAATATGCGCAATGTGGCAGCAAATATTTACAAGCCATTTGCTCAACAGATTAAAGATGGCTATAGCGTTTCAGATCTTGCTAGCCCATATACAAGCGCTGTTGCAAACCTTCTTGAAGTTAGCCCAACAAGCGTTGACCTTGGAGCAACAACAGGTTATGGATCTTTAGTTACAAAGGCTTTGCAAGGAGATGGAACTAACCCTATGAATCTTGATGCTTTTACAACACAGGTTAAACAACAACCACAATGGCTTAATACTAAAAATGCTCGTGATAGTTTAATGGGTACAGCATCTACCATGCTTCGTAACTTTGGATTGGTGGTGGGTCAATAATGGCAATGACAGATACACAAGTAGAGCAACAACTTGCCGCTGTTAATACGCAAATTCAAGCTACTTCACTTGGCATAGCTCAATCTCTTGCTAAAGAAAACCAAACAGCACAAGCAGCGGCAGCAAAATCCGCAGCAGATGCGGCAGCAGCACAACAACAAGCCGCAGCATATCAAGTTCAACTTGCTCAAGCGCAAAGTCAAGCTGCTCAACTTCAAGGGCAAGCAGATACAAATCAAGCAGCACAAAATATTAGCAATCAAAATGCTTTGCAACTTATGCAATCAACTCTTGCTGGCTATGGTATTGACCCAACGGGGGCAATTAGTAATGCTATTTTAGGTCTTACCCAAAAGAACTATGATGCTACAACAATTAGCGCTTTAGCGCAAGATCCAAATGCAAATAAATCTTCTGACCCAAATGTGGTTGCATTGGCTAATGCTTGGCAAACACGTTTTTCTGGTAACACTGCTCGTGAGGCTGCTGGTCTAACACCCCTTGATCCAGCAACTTATATTGCTACAGAAAATTCATATAAAGCAGTTATGCAACGTGCTGGTATTCCAGCATCATCAGCAATGATGGATCCATCTTATTTTGGTAAATTAATGGGTACAGATCTTTCTCCATTGGAAGTTCAACAACGTGTAGATGCTGCCACAGCAGCAGTAACCGCAACTGACCCATATATTACTCAGCAATTGCAGCAAAACTTTGGCTTAACTCAATCAGATATGATTAGTCATCTTCTTGATCCTACAACTGCTGCAACTGTTATTCAACAAAAGGTTCAAGCATCTCAAATCTCTGGTGAAGCAGGTCGTCAGAACCTTGCTCTTAACCAGCAAAATGCTCAAAGCCTTGCTGCTCAGGGTGTAACACAAGCCCAAGCGCAATCAGGCTTTACTAACGTTGCTACACAACTTGGTCAACAACAACAATTAGCATCTATGTATGGCATGAACGCAGCCAATATTGGCAATGAACTTACAGCACAACAATTTAATACTAACCTCAATGGAACATCTGCCGCACAAGCAAACATTGATCTAGCACGTTTACGTGCTCAAGAAGTTAACCAGTTCTCTGGTTCTTCTGGTGCTACCAAGGGCAGCCTTTACACAGAGCAATCTGGCGTAAGTTAAATAATATCCATGCGGGTTGACCAGCACCTTGCATGCGTATCTCAGACTGGTAGTAGGAGCTAGTACCTCTTCCCCTGGAGAATACTAAGGCCTGCGATCAACTAACAAAGAAAAGGGAGTGCCACATGGCAAACCAATACGAAGAAGACGAAGACGACCTAGACCTAGATGATCAACCACAAGGCGATCAAAATGGTCCTGCTAATTTACGCAAGGCTCTTAAAAGAGCAGAGCGTGAAAAGAAGGAACTGTCGGATCAGCTAGCAAGTATCCAAGCGGACCTTCGAGGACGTTCAGTAAAAGAAGTATTGGAACAGAAAGGCGTATCTTCTAAGATCGCCAAGTTCATTCCTGGCGACGTAAGTACGCCTGAGCAGATTGATGTATGGCTAAATGAGAACGCTGATGTGTTCGGATTTGCCACACCTGAAGATGCTCCGTCCAATGAACCAACACCTAATGCTCGTGAAACACAGCGAATCAATGCCTCTCTTCAAAACGCAAATACCCCATCTCGTGATGCAGATACTGCCTCGAAATTGGCTGGCGTTAAGACAAGAGAAGAGCTTGACATGCTTGTTTTTGGTCAGAAGGTTACGGGTCGCGGACGTTAATTAAACCCATTCGCACACTATACCCAAAGAAAGTAGGTGACACATGGCCAATCAATATACCGACTCATTCGGTTCTACCGCTGGTATTCCAGGGTTAGTACAAACCGCTTATGACCGTTATGTAGAGTTTGCGCTCCGTGCCGTTCCTCTTATCCGCGATGTTGCAGATAAGCGTCCAGTACAGCAAGCAATGCCAGGTTCGTCTGTTGTATTCCAGATTTACACAGACATGTCAGCCGTTACTTCTTCACTCTCTGAAGACGTTGATCCAGATGCTGTTGCTCTAGGTAACACCACTCCAATCACCGTTTCATTGCTTGAATATGGTAACGCTTCTCTAGCAACTCGTAAGCTCGAGTTGTTCTCACTATCAGATGTAGATCCAGCTATTGCAGACATTATTGCCTTCAACATGGCTGACTCACTTGATACTGTTGTCCTCAAGACACTTGTCGGTGGACCAAACGCTATTGCTGAACTAACAGGCGGAGCTTCTGCCCCAGTTTCAACATACAATGGCAACTACACCAACGGAACAACACAAGCATCTATCGATGGAACATCAGTAATTCGCTCACGCGATATTCGTACTGCTGTTGCAAAGCTACGTGCTAACAAGGCTGTTCCACGTCAAGGCGAATACTACTGGTGTGGTATTCACCCAGAAGTTTCATACGACCTTCGCTCCGAAACTGGAGCAGGCGGATGGCGCGATGACCACAAGTACGCTGAAAATGGCGCATCTGAGTTTTGGCCAGGAACCATCGGAACTTACGAAGGAGCTATGTTCGTAGAGTCTCCACGTTTGTTCAACACAACAGATGGTACAGGTTCTTCAGGTGCTACAGGTACATTCGGTACTTCTGGTTACACATATGCTACTGGTGGAACACGCGTATTCCGCACACTAGTTGCTGGTAAGCAAGCACTTGCTGAAGCGGTTGCTGAAGAGCCACATGTGGTCTTCGGTCCAATCGTTGATAAGTTGATGCGTTTCCGTCCAATCGGATGGTACGGCGTTCTAGGCTGGGCACGTTACCGTGATGCAGCTTTGGTTCGTATCGAATCATCAGCTTCTATCCACAACTCATAATTGAGTTAGTTGTTGCCTGCTCCCGCACGTGGGGGCAGGCGGCAACACCCAACGAAAGGTAACGCATGTCAAAAATATTCAAACCACCAACGGTTGATGAAGGTCCCGCTGGTTTTGGTATTTTGTTCTGGCGTTACAAAATTGCTCGTGCTAACTCAATTTTAATATTTGGAACTGCTGCGGTTAGCCAACGTACCCCTGCGGTACAAGATACACAATCGGCAGATTACTGCTATCTAGGTGGACATGAGTATGTCCTTTCAGATGCAGAAGTAACCATTCTTACAAACGCTGGCTACGGCGCTTACATTACAACGGTTTAGGAGCAACGTGAACGCAGGCAGATATAACATCGCGATTACCAACGGTACAACTTTTACCCTTGCTCCCATTTGGTTAGTAGATAACCTTCCAGTTGATCTAACTGGCTACAGTGCAGATATGCAAGTTCGTGACGTGTCCAACAATCTTATTGTTGAACTTTCCACAAACAATGGCAAAGCCGTTATCTCAGCAGCTTTAGGTCAAACAACATTTACTCTTACACCTACTCAAACATCTGCTGCTAATTTACCAGTAGGTAATTACACGTATGCTTTTAATCTTACAGATGGTTCATCTAATGTTTATCAGATCCTCAATGGCGCATTTAATGTGACTGCGAGTGTGATTCAGTAATGGCGATTACAGTCAATAGCGTTTCAACTGTACTTATCCCACAGACAACTAACGTTTTTAACGTTGGCACAAATCAATTTACCACCCTTGAACTAGGTGTACTTGGTCCACAAGGACCACAAGGTTCTCAAGGAGCGCAAGGAAATACTGGCCCATCAATTACTGGAGCGACAGGAGCTAAAGGTGCAACAGGCAATACTGGCTCTACTGGTTCTACTGGTCCCTCTGGTGCCACTGGTCCTACTGGTCCGACTGGCATTACAGGATCAACGGGTAGTCAGGGCAACACAGGCTACACGGGGTACACAGGATCCACAGGAGCAACAGGCGCGGCAGGATCTACGGGCAGCACGGGAGCTACTGGCTCTCAAGGGGCTACTGGAAATACGGGACCAACAGGTTCTGTAGGCAATACAGGTAATACTGGTCCAACAGGCGCACAAGGCAACACTGGTAATACGGGTGTTACAGGCCCTACAGGGCCTACAGGAGCCGTTGGAAACACAGGTCCTACTGGATTTACAGGCTATACAGGATACACGGGTTATACAGGCGCTACGGGCTTTACAGGCTTTACTGGTAGCACAGGCCCTACAGGATCAACAGGACCTACAGGTCCATCAGGCACACAAAATGCCCACGCATCGGTTGAAATAGCCACTGCAACGGCTTTAGCGGGTACGCCTACATACACTGCTGGTTCTTCTGATACAGAAAGCGGTACGGGCATTGGAGCCTATTTACAGGCTACTACCAATGGCTACCTTGTTGTAGATGGCACAACTTTTAATACACCACTTCCAAGCAACACGCGTGTTTTGGTCAAGAACCAAACACTTGCTACGCAAAATGGTATTTACACAATTACCAGTGCTGGTAGCGCAGCCACTACTTGGAGATTAACTCGCGCAACTGACTATAACAACTCAGTAACTTTACAAGTTGAACCAGGCGATTATGTATATGTTCTTACTGGTACAGCAGGCGCTGCTACATCTTGGATCCAATACAATACTGGTTCTAACTCTGATGGCTCTTTACGCATTGGTACAGATTCAATTCTTTGGAGTCAAACTTCTGGAATAGGAGTAACAGGTGCCACAGGAGCCACAGGAGCCACAGGTTCAGGGTCTACGGGAGCGACTGGCCCAACAGGACCACAAGGGTCAACAGGTAATACTGGAAG